AATTCAATAGAATACTTAGTGCTACAATCAAGACCATCCTTCCACAGTACAGTATAAACATAATCGTTACCCTTATCTCCTACGCTTCTTTTACCTTTCAGGGATACAGTAACTGCTTTGGCAGTTGCCAGGGCTCTACCCCATCCTCCCTGGTCCATCGGGCTCCATTTTTCTACATTACTTTCAATGGATAGGGAGAATGACTCCATATCCTTAATGGATGCCATATCATCTTCTGAGCTTGCAAGTCCCTTCGTTCCAATACTAAAAACAATGTCAAATACCGGATAGACACCGGTCGTTACTTTTGCCATAAATTACTCCTTTCGCTCATATGTGAGCCATGTTTCAATTACATATTCGTATATCCCATTCGCATCTGTTCCGACACCTATAGGTTCGTCGCTCCTCATATCGCATTTAATAACTCGGTAATCACCAATTTTCGGCTGCTGCCCGTAAAAAAGAGCATGTATGCTTTGTGCTACACGCTCAGTTTCATCCGGGTTTTTATTCCAATGCACTACGATAGATATGCCTTTTACAGCTGTAGTAGTGTTTTGTAGGCCGCCTACAGCTAACACGCTGCGATTGCTTGTTAGATTGCGCACACAGACCGTTTTTTCCTTAGATACGTCATAAGTACCTATCCTCCAGATATCCGCTGAGACCTGTGTTTTGAGCCAGTCCTTGACGTCTTTTAAAGTCATCATGTGATAAGCCCTCCACTTTCTTGCTTTAAAAACTCAGCAAATGTTTTTTGTACCCACTGAAATCCATCTCCATCAAAATAGTAATCCATCCAATGGTCCTGCGCATCGTGATTTTTTGTCCGCTGGAAGGTAACAGGCTGATGCTCTTTACCGTTTTTATCAACAAACGGTAGATTATAATACAATCTGCGTGCATAAGGTGTATCAAAGATAATTGCCGCAACCAGTTTTGCACTTATGTGTCCTTTATCAACAAACCCGCTCCGCTCCAAGTCTCCAATATCTTTTGGTACAACAGCGCGACTTTTGATATCAGAGAGCATAGCCTCTGCGGTCAACTCTAAAGCGCGTTCTTTGGCCTTATTCAGCCGTGCTATAGCTTCATGATTGATTTTAACCTTTACGCTTTTAACTCTCATAACAAATCAATCTCCGTGCTGTAGATAACGCCTAGCAGTTTTGGCTTTCGCACAGCGTATACCTGCTTGCACTCCGTGCCAATCTGTACAAAGCCCTGGAAAGCTATCTTGCCATCCAGAGCCTGTACATCGCCATGTATGATAAGCATACCACTAAGGGATATCTGCTTACTGTCTTTACCGTATACAATCTTTGACTTTTCGTCGTAGATCGCCAATCCATCATATAACACAACTGGTATAGGTCCCTGGTCCTCTGTGTCCTGCTCCTGATAAACAACAACATGAGTAGTTGCCTCGTGGTCAGGAAACGGGAAAGGGCTCGCAATTACAACACCAGGCATCTGAGTCCTGTATCCTCTAAGAGGTTGATTATCTCTTGCGTAGTGCTGATACCGCCATAAGTCACATTTGCCAGCTCGACCTTTGTGCTGCCTGCGCTATAGCCTTTTAGTGGGCTATTGATATATGGGCCATACTGCTTGATATAATCGGCCTGTAGGCAGACAGCACGGCTTATGAGTTCTTGCTGATAAGGCGATAGATTATCATACCCTTTGCCTTTGATGCGGCCAAAACAAAGGTGGTCGATGCTATACTCCGCCTCTTTTAAGGCTTTTGGTAGCTCGTCTTGTGATATGAGTGTACCGCCGTAATCAGCGGTGTAGTATTCAGGTGTTGCATACATGCTATTCACCTGCTTTCTTTTGTTCCTTTTCATACTCCTTGATTCTTTTCTTTAACTGTTGATTTTCTTTTTCCAAAGCAGCATATTCGCTGTATGCGATTTTCTTCTTTGGAGAGTATTCCAGCAGTTTTCCATCCTCCCCATAGATATCGTATCCTTCTTCAAGGTATGCATGCTTCTGCTCTTCGGCAATGGTGTACTCTTTATTGTCTTTTAATGCTTTCATGCTTATCCCTCCGCTTCTGCATTGATGATACATCCCTGTTTCAGCAGATCATCCAGCAATGCGAATGTTCCGTTGAAACGTCTGTTCTGATAAAGGTATTTGTCCGCAGTGCGGCTGTCATGACCTGGTGTAAACGCCTTGATATAAGAGTATTTGACGCGGGATACCTGTGCCTCAGGGTCAATCATGATGTAATTGATTTGTTTTCCTGCACTTGCTACCTGGAAGCCTTCTGTGAAGTCAAAAGCAGTCTTTAAGCGGCTTGCCGGCGCAGTCTTAATAGTGCTGATATCATCCAATGAGCGTACACAACGATCAATATTCTTCGCGCCACCAGATACCTCCAAGGTACGCTGGATGCCTTCTGCGTTTTTCAGTTTAGTTTTAAATGCAGGTGTACAGTACATGATAACACGTTCTAAAGGTACTCCTGCTTCTTCCATTGCCTCGATATTTGCATCAAAATCAGAAAGGATATTCGCGGTTGTGATCGCTGTATTACTGATTTTTGCACCAACACGTTTCGCCTCTGTGTAGAGCTTAGAGAAGGTGTAACAATCTAATTCAGGAATAGCCTGCGTCTTCTCAAAACGTGATTGAATGTTTGCTAAGGAAACAATCTGATTCGTTTCGTCAACATCCATAGGGTCAATCGCGAATTCGATATCGCGATCATGGTCTAATGTCTTTGTTTCAAAGTCGTTACCATAAGAACCTGTGTTAAATGATAACGTCTTACGATTGTGATCTTTATAACCGGATACTGTGATTTTTGGTAATCGGATATCTTTTGTATTGATAATCTGAATGTCCTGATTTGTATTATACAACTCATTAGACATTAGCAAGTGCCCGTACATTTCAATGATACGTGGCCAAAATTGCGTTACATAATTTAATTCTGCCATTTATATAGCCCTCCTATTTTTTCTTAACTCCGAAAATATTGTCAAGTTGATCATCGACACCATTTCCGCCTGCAGTGCCTTGATTCCCTCCACCAATCCGCTGGAATCCTCCTGCTTGTGTTGTGGACTTGAAATCAGGGAATGCCTTTAAAACTGTTTCAATGGCCGTTTTGATGTTGTCATCGTTCAGCGTACCATCTTCTTTTGTTGCGTTTGCACGGTCTACAAGCTTACTTAAAAATGGTACTTTTTCAGCCTGCACTCCTAGCGTCCCTGCTAATTCTGCAACTTTCGCATCAATCTGTGAGTTCAGGATTTGTGCTTTCAGTTGTGCATTTTCCTGCTGCATAGCCTGGATACGTTGTGCTTCTTCCTGCTGTTTAGTTGCCTGCGCCTGCTTATATTGATTCATTGCTTCACTGGCCTGTTCTGGTGTCAATCCCTGCTGCTTAAAATATCCTTGTAGCACCTTGTCTTCTGTTCCAGCTGAACGTTTTGAAACAACTTCCGCGAGCTTGTCGTAATCAATCTGTTGAGTAGCGGTTCCTTGTGCTCCTGCTTGTGCACCAGCATTGCCACCTTCTCCGCTGCTTCCATCTTCTGCAAAAAGCTGAATATTCAACGGATATCTTAGGTAATTTCTCATTTTTAATTTCCTCCTGTTTATTCGGGTGTGCTCCCCTATCCTTTCGGACATGCACCTTTTAAAGCCTTGTCATGGTTGGGCATAAAAAAGCGAACTATTTACGTCCGCCTTTACCTTTCTTTTTACAAGACATGTTAATCACCTCCTTAACTCTATACCGTCCTTTACTTCAAACGCTTACCAAAATACGGTAGTTTGCGCTTGGGTCTTTCACATGCTTCACCTCATTTTCTGTCTTCCCACAAAAAAATGCAGACACTTTTTATTTTTAACGTCCTGCACTGTAATTTAAAATCGTAGTAAATATCACTGACACTTTGCAAAGCAATGATCATACCTCACTTTTGCCAGATTTTTTAATTTTCTTGTGATAGTGTGCTTGCATGCGATATAAATCATCACTTTCATCATCATGTGTTTTATAATACTCATCGATCTTATAATCAAGTTCCTGCATGATCTTTTGTTGCTTCTTATTTGCCTTTTCCACGATTTCCCTCCACTAAAAAAGCACCCAATTTATGAGTGCTTAATAACTACTTGATTTTCCATCCATCAACTGGATTGTAAGTTCTGTCACTTAACTCTACCCTGAAAGACGTTCTCAATGCTTCTTCACATTCCTTTTGATACATTTCAAATATTTTTTTCTGTTCTAATGTAGCTGAATCGTTTATTTTCTCGCCGACAAAATTACCATTATTGTCATACACGTCTTCAATCAGATCAATAATTTCTAAAGGTGGTGCAAAAAGCATTTCACTTCAACCTCTCTT